CAATAGAAGAGGAAGAACTTTATCACCTTGCCAACGACCAGTCGTATATTCTTCATTATACAACTTTCGAGTGGGATAATATAAACACCAACAGAGACATCTACGCTTCAACAAACAATAATATCGAATATCTGAGAGGCATACGGCAGGCAGAAATAACAGCCGATATTGGCCTGATGGAAAAGATATACGATATACCTTTTAATGCCATAAAGGATGATCTTGACAAACCGCCTTATCCTAACTATACGCAACAAGGTGATCATTATCAATGGTTAAAGCAAGGATTGCCAAATCAGTCTACAATAAGGAAGGTGTCTGTTGACGTTGAAGAGGATGGAAATTGGACTCCGATGCCTTTTGACATCATCCAGACGTATGATGGCAACCTCGATTATTTGCATCGTTGGAATTGGTCTTGTTATCTTGGATTTCTTGGAGGGCAAAATGTTTCGCAAATACCCGACCAAATAGTCAGGATAAAGTCGTCGATGATCTACGCTTTTACAAGCGGAATGATTTATATCAAAGGTGCAGCAAAAGCCAATGCCGGCGGAATACTGAAGTGTAAGCTGAACATCGGTGATAAATGGTGGACTGGATCAGATTGGAGCACTACGGAGTCGGATTTTGAACTTATGTTCGGCAACGAGCAGGACATGTCGCAAGGTGGAGATAGTCTGCCAATCAGGACAAACCGCCATTACAACGACCCTGTTCCCGATTATGATGGATTTGGTATTCAAATACCTTCCGGCACTTCTCTATGCGGTCAACTAACTTTATATGTAAGTCTTATATATTTGTACGATGGTACTGCTCCAGGCGAAGGCATCCAGGCTTTGTTCAGCTCTTTAGAAATAGGCTTCCTGCGCAATATAGATGCAGCACCAAATGCTGAAAATGGGCAAAACACATACAAAGGCAGTACAAATAAGCCATTCAGTGATGAGGTTTCTGTTAGCATGATTTTTGCATCAGACAATGGAAATAATTTCGGAACTGGGTTGTTGGTAAATACTAACAACAGCTATTGCGACGGAGTGTCTTACAGCTACGAAGGTGGCGGGTTGCTTGATAAACCTGAAGAACACTTGCTTGACCGCATTCTTTTACATGGAAAAGACGTCAAGAAGAAAGAAACGGTTGAATTCAGGACAAGTCTTGTGGCTGATTTAAGCCCTGCCATTTTCCTACGCACCGTAAATATGAACGGATACCCAGTGAGCATCAGCCACGAGTGGCGAGATGATGTAAGCAAGGTTATAATTATCGAGCCGTAAACATTAAAAAATACATGTTAAATTTATTGAAGTAACATAACTATGGCACTAAACGGAAACAATATTTACATCGCGGTCGGTGAAGGTACAGCAACTACCATCATTGCAGGAACCAGAAGCAACGAGATTCAGACCAATGGAGAGCTAATAGAGATCAGTTCACCAACAAGCGGTAAGTGGAAGGAATACCTGGATGGCCGCTCAGAGTGGTCGTTCAACACCAACTATCTGGTATTGGCTAATAATAACGTAAAGGACGTGCTGAAGGTAAACACAAAGGTAGGAATTTACATAATGGGTTACGAAGGAACAGCAAACGTGGTAATATTGCAAGGACAGGCATGGATAAAGACATGCAAGCAGACCTTTACACGCGGTAACCTGGCACAAGGCTCCTTTGCCTTTGTGGGTCACGGAGAACTAAAAGAACCGAGTTCATAATTGAATTGTTTATAAATTGTTTATTTTTCTTTTAAAAAGGCCGCGCTGTGAAGTGCGGCCTTTTTTTTGCTCGGTAAACCCGAGACGCTTTTTCGAGCGAAAGAAAAAGCAAGAAATATGGCATATCAGGCAGGATTCAGACCTCATCTGGTGACCATCCGCAATAAGGTGGTGGCTACGGGATTCGGAGAAACTACGCAGTACCAGGACATTAAGACTGTACATGCGGCAAAGACATGGAAGCATGGTGCGAAGGCGTTACAGGAAGGTGCGTTCGATGCGTATGACAAAGTGCTGTTCCGCATGAATTGGAACAATATCGTGAAGCGCGACTCGCTACTGGTGTGCGAAGGCAAGACCTATCAGGTGCTGTCGCTCAATGGCGACTTCAAGGCCAACGAGATCGAGATATTGGCACAGGAGGTGGTGAACGGCACAATGCCGGCACCAACTCCGTCATCGAGCGAGATATAGTCAGGACTAAACCCAGAAAGATATGAGAAAACAAGTAGCAATAGTGCATTACAACACGCCGGAGCTGACGGAGGCAGCAATACTGAGCCTGCGTTTGCATGGCGGTATGGATTACGAGGTCACGGTGTTCGACAACAGCGACAATAGACCATTCGTGGTGAAGATGCCAGGCGTGACGGTGATTGATAACACGAAGGGGCAGTGTCTGGACTTCGAGAAGGAATTGGCAAAGTGCCCCAATCGCTCGGACGATATGGGCGTGGTGTTTGGTGGGGTGTATGGCTCTGCTAAGCACATGATGAGCGTGCAGTGGCTCATGGATAACGTACTGACGGATGACTTCATCCTGTTGGACGGCGACGTGCTCATACAGAAGTCTATCGACGTGATGTGGGTACGCGACCATTGTGCGGCTGGATTTGTGCAGAGTTGGCGCACATCAACCAACCCCTTCCAGATTGACCGCTACATGCCGATGCTGCTGTATATCAATAGCGCGAAGTGCAAGGCAACGGGCGTGCGGTTCTACGATCCTGAGCGTTGCTATGCGTTGCAGGCAGGCGGCAAGGACAACCGCAACAACTGGTACGACACAGGCGCGTCGTTCCTCGAAGACATCATCAAGAACAAACCAGCGAGCAACGGCCTCGTGTTCTCACGTGAGATTTACACGTCGCTATTCCTTCACTATCAGAAGGCATCGTGGTATAAATCCAATAAGGACGGTCACATGGCTTGGCTGAATCAGCACCGCAAGTTGTGGGAGCCGTCGCCAGGCTATCCATTGGGAGCCATAGATGGCACGAGCAAGCAGCTGAAGATATACATCTGTACGCACAAGGATTTTGTGTGCCGCGTGAAGCACCCTGCCTACGAGGTGGTGGATGCACGCGACTTCGACAATGACGTGGCACCCAACGGACTCGGTGGGCTGTTCTATTCCGAGGTATTGACCTACTGGCGACTGTCGAAGAAAAAGACGCTGCCCAAGTGGATAGGATTCTGCGGGTGGCGCAAGTATTGGGATTTCCTGAGCAACGTGCCCGACATTCAGGAGCCGATAGTATGCAAGTTGCATGATGTCGGTTGCAGCGTCCGCGAGCATTATGCCAAGTTTGCCAACCCGAAAGACTTGGAACTGGCAACGGCTATCATCGACGAGCAGTTTACTGACTTCAGCCCAGCGTGGCATCAGCAACTCGACAGCCACACGCTGCATCCCTACAATATGTTTATCATCCCCAGCAAGGACTTCCGCCACATGATGAAGCTCGTGTGGGCGGTGCTTGATGAATTTGTGAAACGTGCCAGTGACATCGACGCACGAATTGATGCTGACCCCGAAGGCTACCATGCGGGAAGGCTTGGCCGCAAGTATGCCTACCGCATAGGCGGTCAGATTGCCGAGCGCATGATCTCTGCGTGGATGGATTGGCAATTTCCACAAGCGAAGCAAGTGGCCGTGAAGGTGACTGATGCGGCCAACTGGACGCGGTAAACCCGTGACGTGTTTTTGTACGAATAGAAAAAGGAAAGAATATGGATAATTTCTTTACATCTTGGTTTAGGCCGAAGCAGCGAGAAGCAACACCCGCTCCCGTTGGCGGTGCGCCTGGTGTTCCATCAAGCACGATGCCGAAGGAGGACAGCGGTGTGACGGGCGGCTCATACCAGGAGCGCATAGTCTATGCACGCGACCCGATTACGGCTCTCACGGTGTCGGCGGTGTATCGTGCCGTCGAACTGCGAGCCAAGACCATCGGCGTGATGCCCGTGCAGTATCGCAAGAAGGACTTCGACAAGGGCAACTTCACGCTGGATATGCGCGGACTTGGCAAGCGCATGAACTATCTGCTACAGCAGGAGCCTAACCCCATCATGACGGCGGCAAGCATGTGGGAGTTGATCACCATCAACCGACTGATGACGGGCAACGGCTTTGTGTATATCGAGCGCGACGAGTTCGACTTCCCTAAGTATCTGTGGCTGGTGAAATCGGGTGCGTACAATCTCGCAGAGGGCAACTACGTGAGCCTGACGTATCTGACCGACCACGGCTACGAGACGAAGCCGAACGTACCGGCAAAGGACGTGTTGCACTTCCCGAACACGTTCCGCTACGTGAACGGCGTGTGGGGCAAATCGACGCTTGACTTTGCGCTGGAGACGCTGACGCTGAACAAGACACTGCGTGCTCAGGCACTGGAGACAGCCGGAAAGGGTGGTCGTGTGAAGCTCATACTGAGCGAGGGCGGCGAGAGCGGCGGTGTGGCACCGATTGCCAGCGGACGCTTCGACCCCGACCAGGTGAAGGAGATGGCCAAGCAGGTGAACAAGGAAATCTACGAGCAGGATGTCATCGCCATCCAGAACCTCACCCACGTCAACCAGATCAGCATGACGCAAGCCGAGATGCAGGCCGTGGAGCAGAGCGGACTGACACTCGACGACGTGGCACGCTTCTGGGCGACACCGCGACCACTGCTGATGCTCGACACCAACAGCCACTACACCAGCTATGGCGACGCAACGATGGAGTATCTGACGCGCACCATCATCCCCGACGCAAAGGATATGGAGAAGGAGCTGTTCCGCAAGCTCATCGGCTTCGACGGCTACGGTGTGCGCGACATCCACGTTTGCGAAAAGCCGCTAATGACGATGGACCCGACGGCCAAGGCGAAGTACTACGAGAGCATGTTGCGCACGGGCATCATGACCGTGAACGAGATGCGCCGCGAGGAGGACATGCCGAGCGTAGGCGAGAAGGGCGACATCCCATACGTGCTCACCAACCTGGCAGAGCTGGGCAGTGCCAAACTGCGCGACGTGGCAGGTGGCGGAAGACCCACCACTCAGCAACCGCAACAGCCTACACCGCCAAAGGAGGGCAACGAACCGCCAGCAGACGAAAAATAATTGGCAAAAGCCATTTTGAAAATGGCAAAAGCCAAATTAAAAACGGCAAAAGACAACGAATATGACACCGAACCCGACACGAGAGGAAATCGAAGCCCTCGAAAGAGAGATTCAGCAACAGAGAAAGAAGCGCGAAAGCCGTGTACATCGCGCAGTAAACCCAGGACGCTAAAACGCCCGATAAGTAGATAACATTTTCAAATGTACAACGAGAATATGAAACAGACAAGATTCATCCCAACCAATGACTGCGGCCTGCAACTGCGCGAGCCACAGGAGGGGCAGCAGGAGAGCCGCGAGATTGAGGGCCGTCCGATAGTCTTCGGCGTGCGCTCGGTCAACCTCACACCCTGGAGCTCCACACGCAAGGTGTATGAGATTCT